ATTGCCAAACAAGGTAGCCTTTATTAAGTAAAGATGGGTCAGCAACAACTAGTTTCATCCAAGTCTTGTAAGCGTTTTCTTGTGCTGAAAAGAATGGATTAATATATTTCATAGCTGTAGCAAGATTGGTCTTACGCTCAATATTAAATAATATGCCCTTCATTTCTCGCAAAGCAATTTTGTGAGATTGGGACATAATTAATTCTTGATCTGCTACGCTAACAATATCATCTTTAAGATTAGACATAATATCTAATCTACGTTTAGCCTCTTGGCGATATAGATGAACATACAAAGGATTTCTAGCAAAAGCATCTTCAGGCATAGTTGCTAGTAGTTTAAATAAAGAATTTATTATTCCCTTAGATTGTATTTGAGATGTATTATCTAAGTTTTCCTTAAGAACGTGACCGTGAATTAAAGGCAAGGTTGTAGGGTCTTTAAAAGTTGATCTTAAATCTTCAGGAGTAATATCTTTAATTTTACTACGTAGGTTTGATGATACTGGTAAATATTGATCTAAAAATCCGTTTACCTTGTTGACATACTCTAAAGAGTCAGACGGCTCTATTGCTAGTCTGTTTCTAAGATCTCTTCCTTCTGTAGAACTCTTTAACCAACGAGCAATATCGTCAATGGTTTCACCAGTAATAATTTTATTTACTACTGCTGAGTTGCCAAACTGAGTACGTAGTGTTTGCGCCCATTGTTCAAAGTAAGCAGGATCTGTTGGCTTAACTACACCAATACCTTTGGATGAAAGTTTACTCTTATACAGATCAGTATTGCTATCAACCATACGCTCAAATGAATTACCAGAAGATGCAATACGTTTAAACATATCACCTAATGGTCCGCCGAAAGCATCGTTAAGATCATACACTTGACCATCAGATGTTGTTACTCTGTAAGAACCAGTACCAATAGAATCTTTAGCCTGGGCCTTTGGAGATCTATTAATTACATCTGCATAGTGCTGATATACAGCTTGTTTTTCTTCCTGTAATAATCTAAGTGTATTTAATTCACCGGCTAAATCTAAGTCATCTGGGTTTAAAGATGTTTTAGCCTCAAGTGCGCCTATCCTAATTTTAAGATTGTTAAGTTCATCTATTACTTTAGTACTGGCTTTTTGAACCTGAGCAAATGTCATACCAGCATCTACTGCGCGATATCTATCAATCAAACGAGAAGGAGCTGCTATCTTATCTGTAATAATATGTTTTAGGCCAGGACCTAAATGTCGTAGCTGAGCATATGCTCCAACTGAACCAGCGATACGAAGTGATGAATCAACTGTGTTACGTATAGTATAACCTAAACGAAGTAACACTGCGGCCTTAAATAAATCCTGTACATAATCCAAAGTATTAAATACTTTATTTCTAGTATTTCCTAAAAGTTTAATTTTAGAGGCATTAAGTTTTAATATAAGATCTAAGGCATCAAAATCCATTAAAGGTAGATAGTTAGCAGTCTGTGATTCTAATTGTGGAATTTTAAGAATAGAACCATCTGTATCAACCATAAAGCCTTTATCCTTGATAGACTTTAAAGCTGAAGTTCTAGCACCTTTAAAATTATTATATAATTCTGTTGCAAATTCTTCGGAAACATCATCATACTTTTGAACAATCGCTCTAAAGCCAGCATTTTCAAGATTTAAAGCTGCAGTCAATCTAGATTCAGGTGTAGATGCTGCTAAATAATTGTCTAGTAATTTCTTACTCTCTACTGGAGTTAGATTAGCCCTTTTTTCTAGTCTAGAAACATTGGCAATAATCTCTCGGTATGAATCAGGATCATTAAAATCTACAAGACCTGCAGGGCGTTCTCCTTGAGCATAAGATATTTTTTGATACATTTTATGAAAAGGAGTAGGTTGATAAATTTCAACTCTAGGATTTCCTACAGTTTTATCGTAAAATTTAACAGCTCTAGATTTAGCAACAAAATCTTCTACGCCTTGCAAGCCTAATCCTGTAGTGCGAGTTAAAGACCCACCACCCTTACCAACCTCCATAAGGTTAGCAAAGTATTCATCATTGGCTAATAAAGACTTGTAGTTATCTAATGCTTCTTTTGTTACAGAAGGATTGTCATTTAAAAATGGAAGCATACCCATCTCATCAGGGGCTGCAAATAATTTAAATTCATCAACTGCTGATAATTTACCACTAGCTGTATCTAGAGCATCGGAAATATATTCTCTTCCCATACGTAATTCATCTAGTGCCTTTGGGTCACCTAATGCAGAGCGAAGGATAAGAGCGGTTTCATCTAGATCTACTGAATCACCTAATAGGTGTGCTAGTAGTCCAGGGTTAGATGAGGATTTAACCATAGGATGAGATATTGCGTATGTAGAATTGTTATTAGTAAAATCATCTAAAACTTTAGTAAAACGATTATCAACACCATATTGGGCTTTAGTGATATCTTCTGCTGCTTTAGCAACCGCATTAGCATTAGTTAATTTACCAACACCTAATTCGCTTGCTTTAAGAACTTTGGCTGCTTTCCCGCCAACAACGCTTACATCACCAAAAAATTGCGCTACAAGATCTATACTACCTGAAGTATATTTACCCCAAGCACTTTTCTTAAATGCCGCTTCACGCTCTCTTGGATCGTATATATTAAATTTAGGATCATAAGCAGAACGAAATTGGTTCACATATGCTTGACCAAGTGAAATTTCTTGAGCGCCTTTGTAGGCCTTTTTCCAAGTATCAGGATCAAAGAAGCCTAATACATTTCCACCCGCCACTTCACCTGTCATTAGGTAGTAAGTAGTTAGTGGTTCTCTAATTATTTCTTGATTTACTTTGTATAGAGCTTCAAGTGCTGGCGCTAAGCCAGGAACTTTCATAATTGCACCACCAGCAGAGGCAAGTGGTTTTACTATATCTCCACCTTGTTTTGCTGCAGCAGTTTTAAATGGTTGGACAAATCCATTGTATTCTTCAGCATCATTCCAAGGGGCGGTTCCAACATCCCAAGCAAATTTAGCTATACCACCAGCAGATCCTGCTAAATCTTTTGTGAAACTAACTCCACGCTCTGCAACTTCTCCTGGAAGATTAAATACACCTTTAGCGGTATTAGAAGCTATATCACCAATTCTGTTCCATACACTCACAACTGATCCCTTAATTGTCTAATCGCTTGACGAGTTTCTGGTGATGTGTTTGGTAAGTCTGATATGTACGCAAGTACTGGCATATAAGCAGATATTGATGCTCTAAAATTAGCATCATCAGGTTGGCGCATATTAAGAACTTCTGACCCTAATCCTGGTCCAAGATCAATTCCAGTTGTTACTGGCTCTTCGGGTCTTTGTGTAGGGGCAAATAATGGTGTTACCTGAGTAACTGGGTTTGCTGGTCTACCGCCAACGTTATCTGCAGCACCACGAGTTTTTGATAATGGTTCTTGAGATTGAATGGCTTTTGTTTCTACACCTTCTCCATAATAGGATGAAGGTAAATCTGTACGACTGGAGAACTTTCCTGGACCAGATGCTCCAGCTAATGGACCTCTTGCCATTATTCCTCCTTTAAAGTTTCTAAATCTTGTGCGAACTCTTGCCACACTTTAGCCTCTTGGCTTTTTTGCGTTGAATGATAAATTGATAATTGATGCAGATCTTCTGCGAGTGTTTCTAATGTTGCTATTAAATTTAAAAAGAATCCTGAAATGATTACAAAGAAATCTGAGGAACGCACTGGGCGATGAAGATTGTTATCTTGTTCCACCCAGTGCTCCTGTCGTTAATATGATTAGCCCTTTTTTACTGATGTACCTTTACGGCCTTTTGGAGTGTATCCGAAGAATGTCTTTCCTCCGTTATTACCCTTAGCTTTGTTCTTTCCTTCAACAGGCTTTAACTCAGTAGCCTTAGCTCTTGATCCTTTATTCATATGTTCACCTCCCTGTTATGCTGCTCCGCCGATAGAGGCGAGTAGTTGTGCGATGTCCGGTCTAGGTTGACCAGCAGCAGGGGCCGCTCCGCTTTGTTCTTCTGGAGTTGGCTGCGAGGCAGGGGCGGGGGCCGCACCTGCTACTGGAACTTGTTGATTTGGCATACCAGGGATTGATGGTTGCATCATTTCTGGTGCTGGCTGTGGAGCCGGAGCAAACGCCTTCTCAATAATAGTTTCTAGTTGTAATCCTTTTTGTCTGCCAGCGATGACTTCAGCGATGCGAGTGATAACTTGAGTTGGGTCTTGACCTTGCGAGGCAAGTGCTGGTATAGCTTGAGCATACTGAGCGACAGCAACACGAAGAGAATCACGCATTTCTTCAATGTCCACTCTTTGTTCTTCTTGTGTAACATTTAACTCCATTGGTATTTCTCGGCGGACATAATCACGGGACACTAACTTATCGCTACGCATTTGTAGCAGTGCAATGATTGCACGGTTAGGATCCATACCTGACATAATTCCGTAACGTACATCTACAGCGTACTCGCCTTTGATATCACGAGATGGAACATATTTCATTGTATAAGGTGTACCGTCATCGGTTCCCTTAATTTGCTTGGTCATAGAACCAAAGATCTTCTCATCTACTTCAAAACATAGTGAGGCTAGATCAGTAAACAGACGAGCGAACTGTGCTTGTGCTGCTTTGATTTGTGTATCAAATCCTGCTTGTAGTGCTTGTACACCACGACCAGTAACGATAGAGGCATCAATATTACCTGAACGAGTTTCAGGATAACGAGCACCTGTGCGTAGTTCACGCTCTAGTACACCTGACTCTTGGAATACTCCTGCTGGTAGTTCTAGTGGAACTCTGCGGATACCTTGTGGATTAGCAGAACGCATAATCGCATCAGGTCCTAGAGCAAGTTCTTGTACATCCTGTGGAATAGCAATAGGTGCTTGAATAGATTTCTCAGCAGCCTGAATCTGTAATACTGCAAAACGAGCACGGGCTAATTGAACTGACAAGATATCATCAAACTGACCACGAGCTTCCCCATCTAGGGATGAGCGCATAGCTACATTGGCCAAACACTTACCTACTGGATTAGGAAGATTAGCAAGAATTAAGTTCTTACGTTCTGGTAGGAATATTAGA